TATTGGACAATAATTTGATTCTTCATTAATTCCGCATTATCTTTGTGGAGTGAAGAAGTATATCCACGTAAATCAACACAAGATAAGGTCTAACAAGAAGAACAATTCGTTAGACCCTGTTATTACTATTAAAGAAGGTAGAAAGAATACCTATTGTTCCGAGGTTGAAATCTTGGGACCTAGTCGTGTTGTGTATGGTGGTAATGAAAAGACATTGTTGTCCTGTGGGGCACGTGTGATAATTGAAACTGAATCGGAGATTAAGATTATAAGATAATGGCAACACTTGAATCACAATATTGGAAGTTTTTGGAAGACAACCCTGGCTCAACTCTTACCTTTGAGGCGTGGAATGTTGAGTTAGGTAAACGAATTAAAATGGGTTTTGAAAACAGGAAAAATAATTTGGATGAACAACTTGAGAACTTTGAAATGGTTCGTTATAGAATGGAGAATGAAGGCTTCCACTATTGTTTCAAACATTATTCATCATTCAAAGAAGTTGAAGATGAAAAGTTCCACGAACTGAGAAGAAAGTATTTGGAGATATCTCACGAGCTTGAGGAGTATGTCAATTCAAAGATTAACATATTGAGAGATGAAATTGATGGATTGGAAGACATCATTTAAATAAGGAAAAAAAGAAATAGAAAGTTATGAAAAACATTAAAATGATAATACCACGATTCGGTAATTTCACCAATGGATATTATGACATTATAGGTATTATGTGGTTAGGTCGTCTAAATGGTATATGTACACGCTCAGACTACAACAATATAATTGAAGTCGGTAAATGGGTATGTTTACCAGAATACCATTTGAAAAAAGATAAACAACCACAATTTTATAAATTAGAAAGTTATGAGTAACGAAATTGAAATAAAACCAGTATCCGAAATGGAAGCTGACACCACAAGAGTATGTGAAATCAGATTTGATTGTTTGGTTACAATGCATGATGTTGGTTTCAAAAAGTATAAAGGTGTGTGGGGCCAAGAAAACCAATCAAAGAAACCACAATGGTTCAAAGCGAACCAAACAATAACATTAGAAGAGATTAAACATTCTGACCCATATACATTAGGAATGAGAATTAAAGAAATGTTTCATCAATTAGAACAAACAATAGAAAAATATGAATCTGTCAGATAAATACTATTTACAGAACATTCAAAAAATTATGTCAGAAGGTTCTTGGGATGAAAATCCTAGACCAAAATATTCTGATGGAGTGACGGCTCATTCAAAATTCATCACAGGAGTTTTTGAAGAGTATGATATCTCAAAAGGAGAGTTCCCAATACCAACATTAAGAAATACTGCAATAAAAACAGGTATTAAAGAAATATTATGGATTTATCAAAAACAAACTTCATCATTACGAGTTGCTCGTGAAATGGGAATTAATTGGTGGGAAGATTGGAACGTAGGTGATGATACTATTGGTCAGAGATATGGAGCAACTATTGGTAGATATAATTTAATTGATAGATTATTAAAGGGTTTGATTGACGACCCATTTGGAAGAAGACATATAATCAATATGTTCCAATATCACGATTTGTTTGAAACAAATGGATTATACCCTTGTGCTTATGAAACATTGTGGTCAGTTAGAAAAGGTGACGATGGATTGATACTTGATATGACATTGATTCAGCGTTCGTCAGATTATATTGTTGCAAACCATATAAATAAAGCACAATATTTGTCTTTATTATTAATGGTTGCAGGTCATTGTAATTATAAAGTTGGTAAGTTTTGTCATTTGGTTCAGAATCTACACATATATGACAGACATTTTGATGCGGTTACTGAATTATTATATAAGGAACCGTTAGACACCCAACCAAAGATAATTTTAAAAGAAAACAAAAACTTTTATGATTATACCATAGATGATTTTGAAGTACTTGGATTGGATGGTATTACTAAATTGAAATCAAAATTGGAGTTAGGGATTTAATTTTTTTAGGATGATATATTAGTTTTTCTCATTATCATAATATTTATATATAAATGAGTATTATGACTGGAATTTACAAAATTACAAATAAAGTTAATGGTGATTGTTATTATGGTTCATCAGTTAATATTGACAAAAGATGGTATAAACATCTAAATGACCTTAAAAATGGTTCCCACCATAACATAATATTACAAAGGGCTTGGGTAAAATATGGTGAAGATAATTTTACTTTTGAAATTGTTGAGGAATGTACTAGTGATAATCTATTAATTATTGAACAAAAGTATTTGGATTTAAAACCTAAATATAATATTGGTCTTAAATCATCAGGTGGTGATAACATCACTAATAATCCTAATAGAGATAAGATTGCCAAAAATATTAGTAATGGTGTAAAACTAAGATATTCTAAAATGAGTAAGGAAGAAATTGATAAGATACACTCAAGACCCGGTGAAAGTAACTCAAATTGGAGAGGAGGTATTAGTAAAAAATATTGTAAATGTGGTAAAGAAATTTCCCCCACAAATAAAACTTGTCGGGTCTGTTATAAAACCGATGGAGATAAAAATCCCTTTTTTGGAAAGAAACATACAAAGGAAGTGTTAAACTACCTTAGTGAAATTAATAAAGGAGTTTGTCGACACAATAACAAGTATGAAATTATAATTGATGGAATAGAATATGAATCATATCAAGATGCGTCAAAAAAATTAAATATTAATTTCAACACAATTAGATGGAGGTGTTTAAGTAAAAATCCTAAATATAAAAACTACCAGTTTAAAAATAAAGAAAATTTTACATATACTGATGAGGAACAAAAAAAAAGGTTAAGTGACCCCCACAAATCTAAAAAGAGGAATCATAATAAATCTTTTATTATTGATGGAATTGAATATAGAACATTAAAAGATGCTAGTGATAAGTTAAATGCTCACCCTATGACAATTAAAGGTAGATTAAAATCACCGAAGTTTGACAATTACAAATATAAAGATTAAAATTAACCTATGACCGCAACATTAGAACCTGTAACTCATATTGACACATCAGATGTGTTATATGATACAAAAATGAAACATCTATGTGTTTATCCACAAGGTGTGGAGACCTTTGACGAGGAGTATATTAAAAATAATTGTTTAAAGATTGTAATCACAGAATAATATGGATAATTTCACACACATATTAAATCGTATTAAAACTCAATTGGATAATGTTAATTACGACAACGGAGATATCTCTGATGTTGGAAATGAAATTGGTATTGTCTTGGGTGATTTTATCACAACTGAAAGTGAATTACAAGATTTTATTACAGGAATAAGACACGGGATGTCATTGACAAATGGAACACACTAAAAGATACCCCGACAATGTTGTATGGAATGAAGAACGTGGATACTACGCTCATCTATTACCATATGCGACAAATGTCGGAGCACCTGTCATCATACCTGATAACGTATCCACTTGGAAGAACGAGAAGATACTGAAGACAAACCATTACTTCAACAAGAAGTATGAGGAAATCAAAGAACAATATAGTAAATTAGTTGAAGAGTTTGAATGGAACCAAATGGTTTATTCTTCAAACTACAACTTTCAACCCATTGTTGGTGAAAAATATTATTTGTATCGTAGAAATAATGGTGAAACTTTCTTATCATTAATCCCACCAACGCAGTGGAAACAAGAGTTCATCGGAGAATTTGAGTTGGACTCTGATAATAAATGGAAAAAAATTGAATATGGAAAACAATAATTGGGAAGTAAAATGGGTAACAAACGAAATTGCCCGAGGACTTGATTACTGGTCAAGACAAGAGAATGAGAGTATGTCATTGTACAAAGTTGAGGTTGGAGGTAAAACAATCTCAATGGATGAAACGATGACAATTACTCCAATTACTTTAAATGGTAAGAGAATAAAGATTACTGTCACAGAGGAATGAAAGGGATAATACTTGCAGGAGGTTCAGGAACGAGATTACATCCGCTCACATTATCGGTAACCAAACAATTGTTACCTGTATATGACAAGCCGATGATTTACTATCCGTTGGCGACATTGATGTCTATGGGTATAAATGATATTCTTATCATATCTACACCACAAGATAAACCATTGTTCCAAAATCTATTGGGTGATGGAAGTCAGTGGGGAATTAGTTTAAGTTATGAGATTCAGGAGAAACCAAATGGACTTGCTGAAGCATTTATAATTGGGGAGAAGTTCATTGGTGATGATTCTGTTTGTCTAGTTCTTGGAGATAACATCTTCTACGGTATTGATACTGAAAAGGTGAAGGAACAGATTGAGAATTTGAAAGGTGGATTGGTATTTGGTTATCAGGTTAATGACCCTGAAAGATATGGAGTGTTGTCGTTTGATAAGAAAGGGAATGTCACAGGTATTCAGGAGAAACCAAAGAAACCAAAGTCAAACTATGCGGTTCCTGGTTTATACTTCTTTGATAACTCAGTAGTTAAGGTTGCATATAATGTTGAACCATCTGAGAGAGGAGAACTTGAGATTACTGATGTAATTAAACATTATATGGATAATGGTTTACTTAAAGTCCATAAGTTACCACGAGGAGTTGCTTGGCTTGATACGGGAACATTTGAGTCATTAAATCAGGCGGGACAATATGTTGAGACCATCCAAGAGAGACAAGGTCTTATGGTTGGTTGTATCGAAGAGATTGCTTATAATAATGAATGGATTGACGTTGGTCAGTTAGATAATCTTGCGGATAAGTTCTCAAAGAATTCATACGGAAAATATTTAAAAAAACTTTCAACAATCATTGAATAAAGTGGGTAGTTATGTTATCATTTCACTATGAAAATCTTTAACTTTAATATCAGGAACAATGAAGTAAACTCTTATTTAAAATCTGTTTGGACGGACGAGTCAATGCAACATAATAGCTATCGTCATCTCGGATTCTTTACATCAAGACATTTGAGTGGTGTGTTTTATAGTAATAAAAAAACAGGTGAGAAATTAAAAAGTACGACATATAGTTTTGGTGTTGATTTAATATGGGTTAGATATTGGATTTCATTTGTAATTGCTAGTGACTACAAGTATGAGACCCCAAAGAAAAAGAATAAAAAAAAATACATTTTAGACATTTATAACGATTAATATGAGCAACGAAAAAATAGTTGAAGAATTGTTATGGGAGGCTCACAATAAAGGTTTAGGTACTGAAGTTTTGGATAAGGCTAAAGAACTAAAAACTACTATGAGATTATCTTGGGTTGATGCTGTGTCAAAGGCATACACTGACTTGGATGTAGAAAACTACGAAATTGATTAATGATATGATATATAAATTTGAATACATTTGGTTAGATGGTTATAACCCTGAACCAAATTTAAGAAGTAAAACAAAGGTAATTCAAACTGAAAGTGAACCTACTTTGGAAAACTTACCTATTTGGAGTTTTGACGGGTCATCAACTAAACAAGCTGAAGGTAACTATTCTGATTGTATGTTACAACCTGTTAAGATGATTAAAGACCCACAAAGAAAGAATTCATATTTGGTACTTTGTGAGGTATTAAATTCTGATTTGACTCCACATTCATCAAACCACAGGTCACAATTAAAAGATGACCCAAATATGTGGGTTGGGTTTGAACAAGAGTATTTTATATATGATGGTGAACTACCATTAGGACACACCAAAGGTAATATGAAACCACAAGGTGAGTATTACTGTGGTATTGGAACTGAGAATGTTTCAGGACGTAATATCGTTGAACACCATTTGGATATTTGTTTGGCCGCAGGACTTAATGTTACAGGTATTAATGCTGAAGTTGCTCTTGGACAGTGGGAGTTCCAAGTAATGGGTAAAGGAACATTGGACTCTTGTGACCAATTGATATTCTGTCGTTACTTACTACAACGACTTGTTGAAACATATAATACAAGAGTTAACTACCACCCAAAACCACTACACGGAGATTGGAATGGTTCAGGATTACACGCAAACTTCTCAACAAAGTATATGAGAGAAGTTGGAGGTAAACCATATTTTGATATGTTGTTCTTTGCAATGGAACAAAACCATTCAAAACATATTGAGAACTATGGTTCAGATAATCAAATGAGATTAACAGGTAAACACGAGACACAATCAATTGACAAATTTAGTTGGGGAGTTTCTGACAGAGGAGCGTCAATTAGAGTTCCACAAACAACTGAAAAGAATAATTGGAAGGGTTATATTGAAGATAGAAGACCTGCGTCAAATGCTAATCCATATTTGATTATGAAATCAATTTCTGAAACCGTTAACTTGGTTGAGATGAATTTTAAAATGGCTAACGTGTGATGGAATTAATTACGACAACAATAATGAAAAAATCTGACGAGGGTGTTCACGGAAATGTTTTCGGAGGAACTCTGATGTCCCTTATTGATGACTCGGCGGCATCATACGCGGCTCAGATATGTGACACACCAAGAATTGTTACTATCAAGATTGACGAGTTGTTGTTTAAGAGTCCTGTGAAGGTTGGTAGTTTACTTAAAGTTTATGGTAGAGTTGAAAAATTTGGAACCACATCTATAAAGTTATATGTTGAAGTTCGTAAACATAATGTACATACTGGTAAACAAGAGGCGGTTACTCAGACATTTATAACATTTGTTAGAATTGATGGTGATGGTAAAGCAATACCAATTTATGAACACGTTAAAGTTAGATATTACGACAGAATAAAAAAATATGGAAAGGGTCTTCTATCTTTAGAAGAGAAAGATAAGAATGATTGATGATTTAAAACCTCAAGACATATTATTTTTAAAACACATTAAGAATAAAACAATGGATAAATTTAATTTACCCATCCAATGTGTTTGTCTTGAGTTTATGAATGATAACTATTTCAGATTAATCTTCGCAATGAAGATGTTCCCATTTGAAGTTTACTTTCATCGTTATGAAATAATTGATAATTTGTATGAGGAAATAGTTAGTTTATCTAATATATTTTCAAGTAAAAAGATTCATTTTATGAAAGTATATGTTGACCACAGGGAACAAAATAAAAATTTATTACAAATGGTATAATGGAAAATTATGAAGTGATAGAATTTCTTAAAGATAAGTTAAGAACATTCTTTAGAAAGAGAGGTATTTTTGAAGTGGATGTTCAAAATAGTGTAAGTATTTTAAACGGTTCGTTGGATACTAAAAATATGATTAAATTTGAACACGAAGGTTTACAATACCCAGTACCACAAACATTTGCTTTTAGTATGGAGGACGATTTCTCCAACAGTCCAAATGGTGTTTATTGTTTTACTGATGTGTATCATTATGATGAGAAAGGTAAACCTGTACAAAAGATTGTGTGTGAATTTATTATGAGTGGTGGTGATTTAGCAATTAATAAATTCAACAGTGATATTATAACTTCATTCGGTTTATCTATTCCAATGACATTAAACTATGTTGACATATTAAGAAAGTATTCGGTTGATAGAATAACTGATGACATAAGATTTAGAATTAATGATGGTCTTGGTAATAGTGTTACCATTAAAAATCCTCCTGTTGAGGAAAGTAAGAATTGGTTTATCAATATGTCTGAAGGGGAATATCAAACAAGAGAAGTTATATTGAACGGTTATCCGACTATTCAGTATTACCAATTGGTTGAGAACCCGTTGGATAGTTTTCAATCGTATGACAACGGTAAACTAAAAGATACGTTACTTAAAGAATTTACAGGGGAAAGAGTTTACGGTGAGATAAATAAATTAAATGAAATTAATTTAACTCATAGATTTTTAGGTCAATTAGATTTGTTTCAATTATCTAAATCATTTAAACCGAAAGAATAATGTTAAATGAATTTCTAACCATTATTTTTTATGTTGTTATAATTAGAATGGTTTTATTATTCTTTAAGAAAGATAATCCAGAACCATCAGAAGAGATTAATACCTTTTTTTGGAACATAATTCTCTCAACTATTTTTTATTTGATAATAAAGTTTTTATTTTATTAAGATAATATTTATTTGGTATGAGTAAGTTATTAAATGAAGTTAAAAAGATACATTCGATATTAGGTTTAAAATCTGATAGTTTTCTGTTTGAGGATAGTGATAAAGGTAAAAGTGAATCACATATAAACAAGATTATTGATTTATTAAAATCACATAACGTTTATAGTGCTCAGATTCAAAAGAGTTTTAATAAAATTGTTGACTACTCTAAAGACCAAATGATTGATTTCAATTTACTTGAGAGAGGGATTATTAAAACTCTTAAATTAAAAGGTGATGAGGTTGAAAATGTTCTTGAATTCCTTAGACAACTTTTAAAATCTTTAAAGACTCGTGAACACCAAATACATACTGACGAACCTGAAATTGATGATATTCCATCATTTGAATTAGAGGAACCGTCAAACCTACCTAAAAATGTTTATAAAGAAGAGTTATACTACTTACAGGTTGAGTTATTGAAATTACAAAATTGGTTAAATGAAACAGGTAAAACTGTAATCATTGTTTTTGAAGGTAGAGACTCGGCAGGTAAAGGGTCGACAATTAAAAAGTTCACAGAGAATTTAAACCCAAGATATTTTAATATTATTGCTTTAGGTATCCCAACGCCTGAAGAAAGACAAGATTGGTTTGGTAGATATAGTAACAAAATTAAACCTGGTATGATTAATTTCTTTGATAGAAGTTGGTACAATAGAGGTTTAGTGGAACCTGTTATGGGATATGGTGCCGAAGGGGAATATGAAGACTTTATGGATAAAGTTGGTGACTTTGAAGAATCATTGGTTGAAAATGGTGATTACTTATTTAAGTTATGGTTTTCAATCGATAAAGAGACACAGAAGGCTCGTTTTGATATGAGACAAGCAAACCCATTGAAACAGTGGAAGTACTCTCCTAATGACGCTAAAATGCAGGATTTGTGGGATAGATTCACAGAGTTCAAAGAAAGATTATTTGATAAAACATCTACAATTAATCATCCTTGGGTTGTAT